AGTTGCGCTCTGCCCGTCAGGCCAACAGCACGCGAGCCTACCAAGGCACCGGCGGCGCGTTCGATCCCGCCAACGACGGTGCCCCGCTCAGCGCGGGCCTCGCCGACACGCTGACGGCCAACCCGCTCTACGCGCGGATCCACTCGGCCGAGGTGAAGGCTCATAACGAGACAGCGCCGATCACCAACCGGAAGGCCCCGCTGTTTGCCCTCGACGAGAAGGGTAAGCCCATCGTGGACCCGGTGACCGGCCGCACGATCCTCGCCCGCCCGCCAACGACCCAAGACGTGGACATGATCAAGCGGGCCAATGATCAGCAGGTATACGGCAACACGGTCGCGGCCAAGACCGGCCAACCTAACTGGGCAGACGCGGAGGTCAGGAACCGGTCCGACGCGTCGGCGGCTCTGCTCAGGCCCGCAGACGAGGCCAACAAAGCCTACGCCGCGGCGCGCCAGTCTCACGCCACGGACACCGAGTTGATGGCGGCCCACGAGAGCGGCACCAACTTCCTGAACGACTCGATGCAGCCCGGCGCAGTGGAGGCCGCGGTCTCGAAGATGAAGCCAGAGGAATTGGAGCAGTACCGGCTTGGCGTGGCGCAGGCCATCGCGGGCAGGCTCGGCAACGCGCCGGGCGCGAACGCGTTTCGTGGCGTGCTGATGACGCCCAACCGGCAGGCCGCGCTGCGGGCGATCTTCCCGGACTCCGAGAGCGCGGCCCGCTTCGAGGCGATGCTGCGCAACGAGACCCAGATGGCCCGCACGCGTAACGTGGTCATGGGAGGCTCCCAGACGGCCAACAAGGCGGCCGACGCGGCCACCGAGATGATGGACCTAGCCCACGCCGCGAGCGGCTCCCCGCACGGCATGATGGCCGGGGCCAACCGGATGTGGCAGCGCTTCACCAACAACGAGCAGGCCCGGGCTGCGATCACGAACGACCTGTTTATGAAGCAGGGCCCGAAACTTGACGAGGCGCTGCAGGCTCTGGCGGCGCTGCAGCGCGCGCGGGCCAACCGGCGTGCGGGCGCGTCTCAGTTGGGCACCGCGATCACAGCGCCGGGCGCGCTGCAGATCAACAACGCCCTCGACTAGCGGCGGGTGTGGGCCCACCACTCTAGCCCGCTCGCGACGCGCTCCGCCGATTGATCTCGGCGGCGGCGCTCTACGGTGAAGGGGTCTTCCGGTACCGGGAGACCCTTTCGCTTTGCCTCGTCGGCGTTCGTGCGCCACTCGATCCACGTCCAGTAGTCAACCGCGATCCCGTGCGTCACAGGCGGACCACGGACGCGAGTCCTTCAAGGGCGAACTGCACCACGTACGGCATGGTATTGCGGCTGCGCTTCTTCAGCGACAGGTAGCCTCGCATCGTTCGCGGGTCAATCCCGATCCGCCTCGCGGCCTCCTGCTGAGAGAGGCCCGAGACTTCAATCAACGTCCGCAGGTAATGCGGGTTGGGCATGTGGTTCATCACGTCAGGCTTAGCCATGTCTTTCTCCTTAGACCGGGATACCGGCCGCGCGCAGGTCCGCGAGGCGCTTGTGCTCTGGGTAGGTGGAGCCCGTGCGGAAGCAGGCCATGTACGTGATGTCGACGCCGGTCAGCGGGGCACCGCTCGGGCGCGTGCCCTTGCCGGTGCGGGCGATGCGGGCATACACCTTCTGCAGGTCTTTCAGTTCAGAGTGATGAATCTTAGACATTGTCATTCTCCAGTCGTGGACTACTTGGGGATGGTAAATAAAGGGCAGTGGATCAGCGGTGCATCTCGTACACCGCTTCGACGCGGGCGCGCTTCTTGATGCGCTTGTCCGCGGTGGAGATGATCTCGCCGACCCGTCCGCACGCGTAGCGGCGTCCGCTGACGAGTTGGAAGTGGTTACCGGCGACGATCAGGTAGACGCGGCCCTCGGTCAGGCGCTTCTCTGAGCGCAGGCGGCGCAGGGCACCGGCCAGTGTCTTGCCGCGCATTTCAAGGCCCAACACGGGCTCGGTGCGGATGCCGTTATCGTGGAGCACCGGGCGGACATGATAGGTGTGTGCGCCGCGCACGGCGCGCTGACCGGAGTACTGGCGGATGGCGGCGGCCGCGTCGTTCGTGGTCATGCCGGTGAGGAACGAGATCACGGCCGGGCCGCAGTAGCGGTTGTGCCCGGCCGGGCGGTTGAGCGGCTTCAGTCGGACCGGCGAGCGCTTGATGTTGTGGGACATCAGCGCGGCCTGCGCGGCGGGCACCGGGCGCTTGTCTGGGGCCGGGCCGTTCAGCGTAAACAGTTTGGTGATTTCCATGTCAGTCTCCCTTCGATTACCAGTTGAACACTTCGATGATCACTGCCGGGCGGTCGCCGACACGTAACTTGCTAACGACGGTCATCGTCACCGAGCCGTCGCGCTCGCGCATCGTGCGGGAGCGGCCGCCGTCGGCCTCGATGCCCTTCTTGATCAAGACCCACTCCTTGCGGCTCTTGACCACGACATTGTTCATGGCGTCGACGCCCTGATGGTTGCCTGCCTTTACCATTGGTTGCGCTCCTCAAAACGACGCTCTTGACGGCGGAACTCGCGGGCCTCGTCATCCAGTTGGCGGGCCAAGCGCATGTCATCCGCGTAGGTGCCCGGCATCGGTTCATCCTTGAACCGGCGCGGGGCGGGGGGTGGGGCGATTCGGTCTTTCATTTCGGTCTCCTGTTTAAGTAACGTGCTACTAGTATAGGGCGGTGGTTCCTAGTAGTCAACTACTCATTCGAGATAATTTTTGGGCGGCTGATGACGGTCTGCTTAATACCCTCGCGCTCGCCGTGTTCCTTTACCGTGGCCTTCACGGTGACGCGAGTCAGTTTCTTGCGCTCCCACATGTTGTTGACAATCTCAGTGCCGCCGTAAGAAAGATCGTTCGAGCCCTTGTAGACGATCACGTTGCCTGCATCGTCGCGCATCAGGTGAATGTAGGTCATGCCAAACTGTGTATCGAACGAAAGCACTTTCTTGATGTTCAGGTTGAACTCTAGGCGCTTGCCAACCTCGCCCACGTGCTGCGACAGGCTGTCGGCCGCGTGTTGTGCTTCCTTGCGCTTCTCAGACTCAACAACCCACTTTTCCTTGCGGGAGAGGGCAGAGCGAATGATCTCGGTTTGCTTCTCGCTCGGCGCTCCCCAATCAAGGAACGAATCGCGCATGGTCAACAAAAACGATCCAAAGTTGCCAGAATACATTCCCTCGATCAGCGGGCTGCCCTCGAACTCGCCCGTCTGAAAAAGCCAGTCATGGAGGCGCTGACCGTCCGGGTTTGCGGCGAACCAGTTGGCGCGGCGGGTCTTGTTTGCATTGCCGCGAATGTAGCGCTTGATCGCGGCCTCGTATGCGTCTCGGTTCCAAACGTCGGTCATGGCAATCTCCCGGTGAAGGCCCCGGAACACCCGGGCCTTGGAAAGAACTATAGGCGAGGTTTTCCTAGTAGTCAACTACTTGTTCAAACTTTTTTACATGCCCCCATAACCAGTCGTTTCCTGCCCGAAACTTCCGCCCATCCCGGCCTGCTTTTCTGCCCACTCTCGGATGGTCCTGTAAGCCGCCACGCGGGCCCCGCCTTCGGTCTGATACCGGCCGCCGTCTTTCATTACCGCAACCTGCCTTCCGCCCTGTATGACGCGCAGGACGCCGTATCGGCCGCGGGCGTCTTGCTCGACGTGGCTCAGTTCGAGCCTCAGCGCGGCGCTCACGGCATCACCTCCACGCCTGCCCGGGCGAAGCGCGCCTTGCCTGCCACGAAGCGCCTCACGGCCTCCTTGAGCCCGGCCGGGTCGGTGATGTCACCGAAGACCTGATGGAGCAGGACGATGCCTTCCGAGGCCTCTCCGGTGACGTGCCACGTGTTGCGGCCGTTGGTGACCTTGCGGTCGTTGAAATGGACTTTCATTGATTCCTCTCCTGCATTTCCTTCATTGCGATCCTTGCCCACTCGACCCACTTCTCGACCGAGATGTGGCTTGTGTAGCAAACCATTTCCGACACCGTGTCGTAGTGACCGTCCTCATCGTGGACCCAGTAGTGGTATCCCTCGCCGCGGACCAACTCTAACGGGATACCGGCCTTCCTGACGGCGGCGTTCACGCTCCTGATCGTGGCCTTCACGGCGCGCCTCCAGTGGCTTTGGCGATGGCGGCGACGGCCGCGAGGTATGCCTCCATGTCGGCCTTTCCTGCTACGTCGCTAGGCTTAACATCGTTAGCAAGCCAACGGACGTGGGAAGGGAAGTGCTTCAGAGCCTCTTGCAGCGCCGCCAACAGTTCAGGCGCGGCTGCTATCAATCGCGCGTTGGCCTCGGCCTCCTTGCGATCCTCGTAGCCCGTCTCTTGATCGAGGACCTGAACCGTCGCCCAGACTCGGTTGCCGCCCGAGCGCGTGCTCATAACTTCGTTCATCTGCGAGGCCCACGGGCCCGGCGTGTGGTTGATGTGGCTCACAGCGCACCTCCCAGCGCCCGCGCAGATGCGTTGCCCGGAACAACAACGTAATCAGGAAAGCGCGAGGGGTGAACGCTCAGCGCGATCTCAATCGCTTCTTCTGGGCTGGCGGCCAAAAACTTGTGACCGATAAACACCAGCGACTTGTCGTCGTAATACGTTGACACGCATCCCAGCGAAACCGCATATGTTCTAACGTCTTTCATGTCTCGGATAATCATTGTTCATCTCCCGGTAGGTGCCAGCGGTGCTGGCTTGGTGTGAATCATAGGCGGCCTTTTCCTAGTAGTCAACTACTCGATTCCATATCGTTTCGTTATGAGTGTCTAAACTTTGGCGATTGCAAGCCATTGATAAGGCTATTGGACCCGGTCCCTCTTAATCAATTGGTCGTAGGTTCGATCCCTACACGGCCCACCAAATCAAGCACTTACAAGCGTCTAAATTCAAAAGTGTCTAAACCTTAGACGCTTGTCTAAGGATCGGTTTTCAGTAGTCCGCGTCTAGATCGTGGGCTCCGTGACCTCGCCCCGCAGGTAGGTCCCCAACTTCGAGTGACGGCCCAGTACCGCGTGCGGCGCGTCGGTGGCCGCCTTCGCCCGGATGTCATGGAAGTGCCAGTCCACCTCAAGCCGACGCATCGCAGACTGCACGGCCCACGTGCCCCACGGCCTGCCAAACCGGTTGGTGAAAATGTGATCACACTTCGAGCGCTTGCGCGCGCGCGCCAGTAACTTATCAAGCGCGCGCGATCTCTTGATGATCCTGCGCTTGCCCGTCTTGCCTTCAGCAAAGCGTAGCGCGTCATCCGACAGGTCGGACCACTTCAGCGCGATCAAGTCGCCTTGCCTTGCGCCAAGCAGGTACGCGCCCCACAGCAGTTCGCGCATCGAGCGATTCGACCGCTTCATCGCCGAGCGAAGTTCAGCGCTCGTCACGTACCGATCCCTCGGCTTCTCCGACGCGCGCGGGCTCTGGTGTAGCGGGTTGAACTCGGCCCAACCCTCGCTCAGCGCGTACTGGTACGCGGCCATCAACACCGAGCGTTCGCGGTTCGCAGATACCGAATGGCCCTCTCGTCGAGAGCGCTGCGACACGTAGCGCGCCACGTCGCCGGGCGTGAGCGCGCCGACCTCAATCTCGCCGAACGCGTAGCGTATGCGGGCCTCAATCGCACGCCGGTACGCGCGCTGCGATACCGGCGAGAGGTGAGTCATGCCCTCGTGGATGAATCGGTCGAGGAGGTCCGAGATCGTCTTAGGTGGTCTGAGATCGTCAGGCTGATTCAATTCCGCGAGCGCGGCCATCATCGCGGCCCGGCCCTCGCTTTCGCGCGTGAGCGGAATCCAGACGGTCTTCTTGTCGATCTGCCGCACGGAATAATAGCGGCCGTTTTTTAGGTGGACTGACTTTGGGAGGGACATCTAGGCGGACCTTGCCTTGACCAATTGACTGCCCACCTTGAATGGACCGCGTCAACTCGTCAAGCGTGGTAAACGGCCGACCGCGGCCATCCTTGGCAAACGAGATGCGCTCTCGCTTCATCCACCGCATCACGGCAGTAGTGCGCGACTTGCCGCTCGCGCGCTGCAGGTCAGAGAAGGTGACGATCATAGTAATCATCCTCGAAACTAAACCACTCGCAAATCTCTTCAATGACGGCCGCTGAGATGGCGTTGATGATGAATTCCTCGCTTGGCGTGTCGTCATGCTTGTGCGCTCTCTTCCACCCTCGTTTGACACCGTCGTCGACCGACTGCTCAATCAGCCTGAATGTCTTGGGTCTCATGCTTTGCCCTCGTAGGCCAGTAAGATTGACAGCCGCCGTCAGCATCAAGCGGGGGCGTCACAAAAAACGCTTGCCCATACTTGTCTTCGGTGGCCGTGTGTCGGTAGCAGGTGTCCTTACGCGCGCAGAGCGTGCCATCGCACATGGTGATGTCAGGCATGCGGGTCCCTCACGTAGTGCGGCCTAAAGGCGTGCAAGGCCGCGTACTCGATGTCAGAGATCATTCCCCGGTATGGCGGCTGATCCGTGATCTCCAGTATCTTTGAGAGCGCCTCGCGATACCGGTTCGCCATCGTGTTGGCGTCGTGCAGGGCCTCGCGCTGCTTATCCATCAGAGCCCAGTAGTCAGGCGTGGTCATGCGTCACCCAAGAACGGTCCGGTCTTAAGGGCCTGCGCGGCGAGCGCGGTCGTGCGGTCTCGCTTGTCGCCCTCGTCGACGATCATCTCAAGCACCTGCCGAAGCCGGTAAACCTCAGCCTCATAGTTGGCCCGCTGCATGCAGCAATTCGTCTTGATGGCAGGCCGATCTAAAATTTTCTCTGTCATGCGTGTCTCCTGAATAGGTGCCGCTGTCTCGCACGCGGCGCTCGGCGTGATCTGGTGACGTGTTTTTAGGGAGACTGTCACCCTCACGCTGCCCCCGTTATTTGCGCCACGGTGGGCTTGGCTAACCGAAACTCGCTTGATGGGATCAGGTACACCGGCTCTACGTCGCCGTTCTGTCCGCGTGAGTTGCCTCCCACGCTTACCGGCCCGGGGGCCATCTCTGGCACGCGCCAGTACCAGATGCCGTCGGGCCACTCGATGACGAGGAAGGAAGGGAGCGCGCTGTCTCTTGCGAGACACGCCAACTTCCAAACCTTTGCGGCGCTGATCAGCAGCGAGTCATACTTAACTTTTCGGGCCTTGAACTCCGCCCACGCAACGACCTTTTGAGAGCGCGTGATGGCGAAGTCGACGCCGTACAGCGTCTCGCTCAACTTCACCGCGTCTGCGTTGAACCGGCTTGCAAACGCGCCGATTCCGCGCTGTTCGTTAACTCGGTCCTGAGCAGTTTCGTTACGTGGACGCCAGTTCATCGTTAGCGCCTCTTGGTGCGCTCGTCGATTGCGTACAGTTCGCGCATCAGCACGAACGCCCGCTTCTCGTTATCGAGTTCGCCGTACGAGTGGTGCGCGAAGTCGGCGCTCTCCTTGGCGATTCGCAGGATGTGAAATCCCTTGGGCGTCAACTCTGGTCGGTTCTCTTCAAGCAACAGCGCGTAGGCCGCGAGTTGGTACAGGTAGTCGCCGTAGATAGCGTTGGAGGTCTTCCAGTCCAACAAAACGATCTCATCGCCGATCTTGCCGATGGCATCGAGCGTGCCGCCGTACTGATGCGCCTCGCTCACGAGACCCATCTCGGTCGCGACGATCTCGATGCGCGTCTGGTCGGCCCACCTGCGGTATTGCTCGAACGCGTTAAGGGCCCGCGTGTAAACGCCAAGGTCGGTCTCAGGGTCGGCCGTGAAAGCCTGACCAAGGATGTGAGCCTCGATCATGTTGTGGCCGATGGTGCCCGCCTCAGCGGCCTTTGCCGTCTCGCCTGACTTGTCGTACAGGTCGCGAGGCGCGGGCAGGCCTTGAGCCTCTAACTCGGCGTGAGCGCGGCCCTGCCGGTAGGCCCACTTGATTAGCGCCCCGGAGTCTTTGTAGCGTGACAGGATGGTCGTAACGCTCGGGAGGCGCTTGCCGTCCTTGTTGCGGTAGCCCTGTGATGGTGTCGGCATGTTATGCGGCCTCGATGGTGCGGAGTGATGAACGGATCTGCGCGGCACGCGCCATTCGCTCGGCAGCGTCCGGGCGCATAAACCAAGGCAGGGCGGCGTTCTCTTCTGCTCGCAAGCGCGCGTATCGCGCTCGCTGATAGGCCCGGCTGCACGACATGCACTCGTGTTGTTTGCCGTCTCGCTGCGATGCGTTTGCGTAAAAGTCTCTCGGCGACTTTTGCTGCCCGCAGGTCTTACAAGTCTTCATGGCGTCTCTCCAAAAAAAGGGCGGTGTCAGTCCCGCCCAGTAGCGCACTACTTATCGACTCAAAAAGGAATGTCGCTCACGTCAATTTCGACTTCTTCCTTCACGATCTGGTTCTGCAAGCGCTTGAGAATCCATTCAGGCAGCGTGCGGTACACATCGTCCGCGTCTTCGCGGTCAGGGTCGTAGATGATCGGCGAGCCGACGAGCGAAGGCTTGTCCATGCCCGACGGGATCGGCGCGAGGTTCTTGACGTTCGCGTAAACCCGGTCACCGCTTGGGTTATGAACGACCTGAATGAACACCGGCTTACCCACGAGCGTCGTGAGGTCGAGGTCGTATGCCTCCTGCTCGGACTTGAACGGCGCTCCGCGCCACGATTCGAGCCACTGGCGCAGCGTTGCCTTCTTGCCGATAGAGGCCGTCACGCGGGCGCTCACGTCGGCAGGCGTGCCGTCATCGCGCTTCACGTCGGAGAGTTCAAACACGAACAGGATCTCGTGACGCGGCGCGAACTTCGCGCTCGGCTGCATGCCGAGGTCCACGACCGCTTGCAAGACGCCGCGGTGAAAGCCTGCGGGGGCAAGCGGGGCAGAGTTTGGTTTGGCTATTTTCATAGGTTTCCTTGTTTCAGTTAAAGATGTCGATCGGCGGCTTCTTCACGTCCGCCTTCATAAACTCGTCCATGAACTCAACGCCCTCGACGCCCTGCAGCACGAACCGCTCCGCGACGGAGTAGATGGCCTTGATGTCAGAGTCATTCGGGAGGTCTTTCATCACCGTCATCCACTTGAGCAGCAACGCGTCGGCCATTGAGTTGCGCTTGATCAGCGCAAAGACCCTGACGTCGGGTTGCAAGTCAGCAAACGTCGTTGGTTTCTTCACAGCGTTTCCCCTTCCATCGAATCCATCCACGCCTTCATCGCAACGGCGATCACCAACGGGACGCCGATTGCCATCACCAACGTAAACGCGGTGACCGTGTAAAACCCAATAACAGCGCCGAGCGTCATCGACGCCGTCGCCTTCATCGAGCGAAGTAGTTTACTACTTACCCGGGGCAATAAAAAGGAGGCCGAAGCCCCTCCTGCTGATTCCTTCATGCGACACCTCTCGGTCCGCTGTTCGCCTTGATTTGATCGAAGGCCGCGATCATGTCATCCACCTTAGCGAGCGTATCGAGCCGTTCCTGCAGGTGGGGTTCTATCGGGAGGAACGAGCCCATTCTAAACAGTGCCTCGTTCTCCGCCCTCGTCAGTTTTCTTCGCATCAACCTCAGCGTTTCGATGTCGAGAGTCGCCGGTAGTTCGTTAGCAGTGAGCCGTGCTTTATGCATGTTTTCTCCACTAAATTAAGTTCGACTCTACGGCTATGAAAATCCTTAGTCAAGTATTTTGCTTCTTTTTCGTTAAGTGTTTGTAATTATGGGATCATTTTTTGACGCTTGACGAAGCCAAGCGCCGGGCCGTGGTCTCAAGGAGCCTGCGGCCTGACTCGTCGCTGCCAATCCAACACGCGACCAAGTGCGCGAGCCGCGTGACGTCAGGCGCGTGCTCGTCATGCACGCCGGGCATCATCAGGGCCCAGCCGGGAATCATCAGCGCTTGACCGATTCTTTCGACCACCTCGATGCTGCTGCTCGTGCGCTGATTCGTTGCGTTATTGATGTGTTTTTGGCTGACGCCTGCGCGACGCGCTAACTCAGTTTCGCTAAGTGCGTTATCTATCAAGTGTCTCTTGATATTCCGGGCAAGCGTTTCTCTCGCCTCCGGGCATGTTGCTTTAGCCATCTATGTCTCCCGTCCTTGTTTTTGGGTGCAATTCCATTGCTACCTGATAACGTAATCACGGGCATTAGTACTTCACTGCTCGACGAAAAACAAGTAGGGCGATTTAGCAGTACAACACGATCTGCTAATCAGGCCGCTTGCGTAAGTAGCGAAAGACTTGTAACCTACGCATAGGTGGTCTAGCCACCGGTGGCGGGGTGAACCCGGTGAGGCCACGGAAGAGAACGCCGAAGTCACCGGGCTGCGTTGCGACGCCGACCGACGGGTCAGTTCCCGCGGGGCCGAGTAGCAGACTACTCACACCACACCTTCGCGGCGTTAAGCCTGCGGGGGGTGGGGGGGTTCTGCCTGCTCAGCCTCCCTCGGGGTCAGCGGGTCTAGCGAGTTCAGCGTGATGTCTTAGAGGATGCGAACGCTTGTCAAAACGCGACACCGGAGGGCAGATGGCACGCAAGCCGAAAGTGCTGAAGCGAACAATACGCTACGAGTACGAGACTCCTTACCACGTTACTGATGACGAGTTCCTGCTAGCCGATGACGGCTCGCTTGAGTGCTGCTCGTGCGGCCTTGTGCACACCGTCAGTTACCGGCTCGATAACGGAAAGATTTACGTGTCGATGACGGTCGACGAGAAAGCCACGAAGGCCGCGCGTCACGAGCGCATCGAGAAGGAACCCGTGCGATGAACGCCATCGAGGGGCTGAACTCCATTCGCTACCGCAGGCCGCTGCCGGGCGCGTCGCAGTTCGACCGCGCTAACCCGTGGTGCTTTGTAGGCACGAGGGCCGGGATCATGCGGTCACGTAACCGTCGCGGGGCTCTTGTGGCACCCGTGGACGCGGATCCACAGACGTTCGAGTGGCCCGTGAAGGGGCTAAGCGTGTTTGTGGTAAACGACGCGGGCCCAGAGCAGGCAGGCAACAAGATAGGCGAGGCCATGATTCGCGACGGCGCGGAGTTGGTCGTGGTCTCGACGATGAAAGGCGATCAACTTGTCGCGCACCGTTACATGTACGGCCGCGCTCATCCATCCGTGGCACAACTGGAAGCAAACAATGAACCACTTTTCTGACACGCCGACAGACTCAGGCTATTACGACGAGGGCGGCATTAGCGCCTACGAGTACATCGTCGCAAAGGATCTTAACTTTGCGTTGGGCAACGTGATCAAGTACGTGAGCCGTGCAGGCAAGAAGAACGCGGCCACTCACCTTGAGGACCTGAAGAAGGCCCGGTGGTACTTGCAGGCGGAGATCGACCGCGTCGAGATCGCCATCGAAGACGGCGAGATTGAGTTTGCAGACGATGACGCCGACGAGGAACAGCGATTCATTCACGGCGACGAGGTCCCTCTTCATGTCAAAGAATTCCTGCGACGCTCGATGCGTGATGCAGGTTGAATTGACTCGCGGTAAGTAGTACGCTACTCGTCATGGGTTTCTCACTCAGGCCATATCAGCACCGGGCGGTTGAAGAAGTCGAGCGTCTTTGGGCGCAGGGACTCCGCTCGGTGCTTCTGGTCGCGCCTACCGGCGCAGGCAAGACCGTCATAGCCGCGGAGATGATTCACCGCGCGGAGGCGCGCCACGAGCGCGTTCTGTTCTTGGCACCGCGCCGCGAGTTGATCGCGCAGGCCGCGGAGAAACTCGATCACGTGGGAGTGAACTTCGGCGTGCTGCTAGCGGGCGCGGGCGGACAGTCTTTAACGAGCCGCGTTCAGGTGGCGAGCATCGACACGATGATCAGCCGCGTGCTGACGCGCAAGAAACTCTCGTTCGAGTTCGACGTGATCCTGATTGACGAGGCTCACATCGGCGTGACGAGCGACGCCCGCAAGCGACTGCTAGCGCTGTGGCCCGCGGCCCGCATCGTCGGCCTCACGGCCACGCCTACGCGCTCCGACGGCAAGGCGATGGGCTGCCTCTACGACGAACTGGTCGAGGTGACCACGCCCGCCGAGTTGGTGCACGAGGGCTTCTTGGTGCCCGCTCGCTACTTCAGCGTCAGCAAGCCTGACCTGAGCCGCGTGCGGACCACGGCGGGCGACTACAACGCGCGGGATCTAGACGAGACGATGAACAAGCCGCGCCTCGTGGGCGACATCGTGCAGCACTGGCTCGAACACGCCAACGACCGGCGCACGGTCGTGTTTGCCACCTCTATCGGTCACTCGGTGGCGCTTGCTCAAGAGTTTATTCAATCAGGCGTGGCCGCCGAGCACGTGAGCGCAGAGACGCCGCAGGCCGAGCGCGACGCCATCATCAAGAGGTTCAGGAATGGAACAACTCAAGTCCTTACTAACGCGGTTCTTGCAAGCATCGGCTTCGACGTGCCAGACGTGTCGTGCGTGGTTATCGCCAGACCCACGAAGAGCGTGGGCCTATACCTGCAGATGCTTGGACGCGGCCTGCGGCCGAGTAGAGGAAAGGCTGATTGTCTGGTCCTTGACCACGCGGGCGTGGTGGTTCGCCACGGCTTCGCGACTGACGAGCGCTTTTGGACGCTTCACGGGCAGTACGCGCAAGACCTGACCAAGGTACAGCGGGCGAAGGCGGAGCGCGAAAAGAAAGAAGAGAAGGATCTGGAGTGCCCGCAATGCCAGTACATGTGGCGCGGCGGTATCACGTGCCCCAACTGCAACTTCACGTTTCCGCCTAAGGCAAAGCCTTTCACCGTCGCTCAGGGAAAGTTGATTGAACTCAACGCGAGCCCGACCAAGACGCAGTGGACGCCTGACAAGAAGAAGCAGTTCTACATGGAACTGTACGCGTACGCGCTGATGCGTAACTGGAAACTCGGCGCGGCCGCTCACAAGTACAAGAGCCGGTTCGGTGACTGGCCCGAGTGGGGTTGGCACGGCGAGGCAGAGAAGACGATGGGCGCGGAGCCATCACTGGAGACCATCCGATGGATCAAGTCACAACAGATAGCGTTCAGCAAAGCGAGGGCACGTTAGATGAAGCGCGTGAAGTTATCAGGACACAAGAGCAAGAACTCGGCGCGCTCATCGACGCCATCAAGCGGCGAGGAGGCAAGGTCAAGTGGATCGGCTACGGAGGCCGAGAGATCGGCAGGCTCGCCGAGCCTTCAGGCCCGCCGCCGCGGTTTGCCCCGAGGCTCCACGACCACGTCCCGGGCGAAGTCTCAAAGGTCCTCTCCGGTGAAGCGCTCAAGCGCGCGGCCGAAGATCACGCAGCAAAGCACGGCCGAGGAGAACTTCGAGCGGGCGCTGCAAAGCGCAGGCGTTGACATTGACCAGAGGCAATTCAAGTTTCATGCAACACGCAAGTGGCGATTCGATTTCGCGTGGCCGCAATTCATGCTTGCGGTCGAGATTGACGGCGGCATTTTCAGCCGCGGCCGACACGTTAGCCCGGGCGGCTTCATCGCTGATTGCGAAAAAACCAACGCAGCGGCTCTGGATGGGTGGACGGTGCTGCGCTTCCCGGTAGTGGGCGGCATGGAGCAGATGAACAAGAACGCGCTGATCGTCAGGAACGCGTTAGCGGACGCGAAGGTGATCAGCGCGCTGATGGCTACCGTCTTAGACATACAGCCTGACTAAACATTCTGGACCACTATGAAACTAATCATCGAAGACACCGAGTACGACATTCAAGACGAAGAGCGTCTATCACTAGCCTGTCACGTGCGCGCGGCGAGACACGCCGAGGGATTCAAGCCAGAAGAGGCGATGAAAGCATACAAGGCGCTGTACGCGGGCGTCACGTTCTTGGCCGCGAAGTTTGGCGGCTTGGCCGCGTACCTTCAGCAAAGCAAAGACAACGAACTTGACGTGTCGTTCATTTACGAATTCGCGGATTACATCGGCGCAATCGTCGACATTCGCTTCACCTTTATGAAGAACGCGGAAGAGGAACTGACGCCTCTCATCGCGCAACCGTAACGAGTAGCAAGGTACTTACATGAGTTACTACTTCGACGAAGACCCGGGCGGTCGGCACGAGATGACGATACTGCAGGCGTGCCTGTACCTGCAGATCGTGATGATCATCGGCGAGTTGCTTGATGCGTGGCCGTTTGCAGGCCTGAGTAAGGCGTGGGTGTTTGCGCCTACCGCGTTCGTGGCCTGCAGGGTGCTGTGGCTGCAGTGGAGGGGGCGCAAGTGAGCGTGTGCCCGCGGTGCAGAAGCAAGAGCAGCGTAGTGCGGACCGAAGAGACCACGGGAGGCACGCGGCGTCGACGAGAGTGTACGAATAGCGCGTGCAGTTTTAGATGGACAACTCTTGAGCATCAGCAGGAAGGCCTGCCGACCATAGAGCGGCCATCTGAGTTGATCAACGTCGGGTGGACCGCGCGTTTCGGCGAGCAGCGATCAGACGGCCGCAAGCCGCGCCACCGTGCAGACGCCGAGGCTATCGAGGCCGCGTTCAACGTCGACCGTCGACGCAAGGCCATCAAGGACGAGCAGAGACGCAAGGCCAAGGAGCAGGCAGACGCCGACGATGGCCGCGGCGTGAGCGCCGACTACTGGTCAACGCCGCCCCGCACGTTAACGCGCGCAGAGTTAGCGTGCGAGTTGCGCGGTTACTCAGCCTCGCGCGACGAGGAGGGCGACGATGACTGGCAGGCCTAAGCGCGCGGTCAAGCGCCTGACCGAGAGGCTGAAGGATCAGCCTGAGTTCTTTGACCGGCTGTTCACCTGCATCGCGGGAGGCGGCAACATGCCTGACTACTGCAAGGTCGAAGGCATCCCGTACTCGACGGTGTACGACGCCATCAAGGCCGACCCGGCGCTGTCTGAGCGGCTGCAGGCCGCGCGCGACCAGAAGGTGGACTGGCACATCGCCCAGATCGAGCAGGTCACGGAGGCCGTGACGCGCGGCGAGATCGACCCCAAGTCGGCAAGCGTGAGCATCGCTAGCAGGCAGTGGCTAGCCTCGAAGATGAACCCGCGGGCGTGGGGCGAGCGTCAGCAGGTGGACGTGGCCGTAACTCACACGCACCAGTTGCACCTCGACGCCATCAGGGCCCTCTCAGCCCGGCGCGAGGCCAAGCGGCTGTCCAAGGTCGAGGCGACGATGATCACGGCTCATGGAGTCTCTCAGCGCGTCGAGGCGCACTTGGAGGGCTACGATGAATAACCTGATCGCGGGCTCCGTGCTGCTCTTCGCCGCGTCTCGGCTGTGGCTGACGCTGATCTCGGCGCGTGACCGTCCGGGTTGGGTGGATGCCATGCTTGTCACGCTGTGCGTCACGCTCGCGGGCTGCGGCCTGCTCGCGCTGATGGCCGACGTGCGGCTGCCGGGCCTGCGCTGATGCTGTCCCCTATGTCACATCGCTGCTCCTCTCAGCGGCGCGCTCAGCGCGTCCTACGCGCTATACGCGTATCTGCTTGTATATTCGCTGAACAGGAAATACGGCGTAGCGCGCTTAGCACGTTGAGCGTGGGTAGCGCGTTGAGCATGTACAGCGCGTATAGCGCGCTATACAGGTAAACGCTATGACCCTATGTCCCTATCACCTATGTGTCATAGGGGATGTTGGCCGGGTTGACCTGCGCCGCGGGCCGCGCCCGGTGTCTCGCGCGCGCGGTCGGCGCGCTGTCCCGGCCGGGCTGAGTGCGGGCTCTCCTGCATTATCGCTGTCAATAACAACGCGCAACGAACGTAAGTCATTGATTACATTGAGATCGCGTGTTTACTTAATGATCATTATGCGAAGTACACGCCGTCCTAGCGTGGTTTCGTGGCGGAAAAGCGACAAAACGCCCCCCCTTCGCGCCTGCGGAGCGGGCAGTGGTGGGTGGAACGTCTGGCGGACCGAATTCCATATTCCAGAATTTTTTCTTTTTGAGGGAAGCCCATGAAAGTAGTCGAGTTCAAGAGAGCGGACGATGGCCCCGAGATGGTCGCGAAGACCCTGCAACACCTCGCCGACATGAAGCCCACGAAACTCATCGCCGTCGCGATCAGCGCGCAGGGCGAGTATCACCTACTCGGCGGGAACGTCTCGCTCACCGACATGCTCTGGCTCATCGAGCGGGGCCGGGAGATCGTGTTGGAGCAGGAGGGCACGGAGTGAGCGATAACCCGTTCGTCCAGTTTGCCGAGGCCTACTACGATGACCCGGTAGGCTTCGCCGAGCACGTGCTCGGGCTCGAACTGGACCCGTGGCAGAAGACGCTCTGCGAGTGGGTCAAGGACGGCGAGCGGCTGATCAGCATCCGGTCAGGTCACGGGGTCGGCAAGACCACCGGCGCGGGCACGCTCGCGGTGTGGGCCATCTGCACCCACGCGCCGTGCAAGGTGGTCTGTACCGCCCCGAGTTCCCCGCAACTCTTCGACTCGCTGTTTGCCGAGATCAAGGCCCTCGCTAAGCGCCTGCCGCCCGCCGTGTTTGATAGCCTAGAGATCAAGACCGAGCGCATCGAGCACCGCGGCGCACCGGACGAGTGCTTTATCTCGGCCCGCACGAGCCGCGCGGAAAACCCGGAGGCCCTGCAGGGCGTCCATAGCCAGTTCGTGATCCTGATCGCCGACGAGGCTTCAGGCGTGCCCGACGCGGTATTTGAGGCGGCCGCGGGCTCGATGAGCGGCCACTCAGCCCACACGATCCTGCTCGGCAACCCGACCCGCACGTCCGGTTTCTTTTACGAGACCCACACCCGGCTCGCGTCCACGTGGAAGACGATGCGCGTGAGTTGCGTTGACAGCCCGCGCGTCAGCCGCGAGTACGTGGCCGACATGACCGAGCGCTACGGCGAGGACTCGAACGCGTTTCGCGTCCGCGTGCTCGGCGAGTTCCCTCGCAAGGACGATGACACGCTGATCAGCCTCGAACTGGTAGAGGCCGCGACGATGCGGGACATCAAGGAGGACAAGACGTGGCCTGTCATCTGGGGCCTTGACGTGGCCCGGTTCGGCACCGACTCAAGCGCTCTCTGCAAGCGGCGCGGGAAGGTGGTGGTCGACAAGGTGAAGAGTTGGAAAAACATCGACCTGATGCAACTCGTGGGTGCCGTAAAGGCCGAGTACGACGCGGCCGAGGAGAAGCCCGCCGAGATCTTGGTCGACGTGATCGGCGTCGGCGCGGGCGTGGTGGACCGGTGCCGGGAGTTGAAGATGCCGGTCCGGGGCATCAACGTCAGCGAGTCACCGGCTCTTGGCGACTCGTTCCTGAACCTGCGCTCTGAACTCTGGTGGAAGGCCAAGGCATGGTTCGAGGCTAAAGACTGCCGCATCCCGCGCGATGACGAGCGGCTCCGTTACGAACTGACCATCCCGCGCTATCAATTCTCGACTAGCGGAAAGATGAAACTGGAGAGCAAGGAGGACATGAAAAAGCGCGGCCTGCGCTCGCCAGACTTTGCCGACGCGTTCATCCTCACGTTCGCGTCCGACGCGATCACCGCGAGCGGCGCGGCGTCGTACTCAAGCGACTGGCGCAAGCCGCTTAAGCGAGGTATTCGCGGCATTGTGTAAGTAGTAAAATACTCTCCACGCGACCCGCTACATGTGGCGGGCCTCTTGGAGAGCACGGATGCTTAACCAGTCGATGGCCGGGGATGACGAAGGAACGGAGTCTCCGTCCGACGAGTTGGAGGAGGTTAAGTCCGTACTCGCGGCCGAGGTGCGCGACGCGGTCGCGTATATCGACCTAGAGATCGGCCCCGAGCGTGCGGTAGCGACCCAGTACTACAAGGGCGAGCCGTACGGCGACGAGGAAGACGGCCGCTCGCAGGTAGTCACCACCGAGGTGCGCGACACCGTGCAGGCCATGATGCCTAGCCTGATGCGCGTGTTCTTTGGCGATCAGCAGGTGGTAGAGGTCATCCCCACGTCTGGCGACAAGGCCGCGTTCGCGGAGCAGGCAGAAGACACGCTCCGGTACGTGCTGAACTCGCAGAACGACGGCTTCAAGGAATTCTACAGCGCCTTCAAGGACGGCCTCGTCCGCAAGACGGGCCTGATCAAGTGGTGGTGGGAAGAGGGCCACCAGTGCCGCGTCCGCACGTTTGATAACGTCACGCAGCAGCAACTCTTGGAGACGATCCACACTTTCGGCCAAGACGCCGTCGAGGTATTGGAACAGTCGACGCAGATGACGCAGCAGCAGGGCCCGCAGGGCGTGCAGCAAGTGCCGGTCAGCGTCTACAAGATCCGCGTCACCGAGCGCAAGCGCAAGCCTCACGCGAAGTTCAAGTCACTTCCGCCTGAAGAACTCCTGATCAACCGCGGCGCGGTCAGCATCGAGACCGCTCGGTTCGTGTGTCACCGCTCGATGAAGACGCGCGCCGAGTTGCTTGAGATGGGCATCGACGAGTCCTACGTCGACGAGGCGGGCGCGACGGGCACGACCGGGCTCGATTGGAACCGCGAGACGCGCGTCCGTCAGCCGGGCCTTTACTCTGCCTACACCACCGCGTCCGCGTCGAACGACGAGGACGAGCAGCGCTACGAACACTACGAGTGTTACTACCGTCACGACCTTAACGGCGACGGTCACCGGTATCTATACCGGTTCCAGTTGCTCGGCCCGGCGCTTGAAATGATCAGCGACCCGGAGCCGGTCGAGAGCATCAACATCGCAGAGTTCTGCCCGGACCCTGAGCCCCACGTGTGGGCCGGTATGTCCATCGCGGACCGCACGATGGACCTGCAGATCATTAACTCGCACGTCGTGCGAAACATGCTCGACTCGCTAGCCGCGTCCATATTCCCTCGCATGGCCTACGTTGAAGGCCAAGTGAACGTGGATGACGTGCTGAACACCGAGATCGGGGCCGCGATTCGGATGCGCGCCCCGGGCATGGTGCAGCCGATGCAGGTCCCGTTCACGGGTCAGCAGGCCATGCCGATCCTTGAGTACCTGCAGGACCTGCGCGAGCAGCGCACCGGAATCAGCAAGGCAGCGATGGGCCTCGACGCCGACGCGCTGCAAAGCACGAGCGCCATCGCCGCGAACGCGACCATCACCGCGTCGCAGGCCATGATCGAGTTGATCGCGCGCCTGTACGCGGAAGGCTTCCGCAAGGTGTGCCGCGGCCTGCTTCGATTGCTCGTCACGCACCAAGACCGACCTATGGTCGTGCGCCTGCGCTCTAAGCAGTACGTCGACATCAATCCGCAAGACTGGGACCCAGACATGGACGTCACCATCGACGTCGCGGTCGGTCTCCACTCTCAGCAGGACCGCGCGCAGCGCCTGTCGAGCGTGATCGACAAGATGGAGGGCGTGATCAAGGCCTTCGGGCCGCAGAACCCGCTCGTCAGCCCGGTCGAACTGAACAACGCCTACTCGCGCCTGACAGAGTTGCTCGGCTTCAAGGACACGCAAAAGTACTGGCTCAACACGCAGCAGCAGTTGGCTCAGGCCGCGCAGCAGCCGCAGCAGCCGCCAAAGCCATCGCCTGAAGAACTCTTGGCCCAGACCGAAAAATACAAGGCCGACCTCAAGGCAAAGCAAGAAAGCGAGGCCCTGCAGGTACAGCGCGAGCGCATGTTCCTCGAAGACGATCAGCGCCGCGAGGCCGTCGAGGTTAACGCGAAACTAACCGCGCTTGAGATCGAGGCCAAGTACAAGCAGGCGGCCGACATGAAGAGCGTGGACGCGCTCATCGCGACCCACCGTAACCAAGCCGCACACCTCAGCGCGCAGGCGCAGATGGTCAGCGCTCAGCAACCACCGCAGCAAGGACCGCAGCAGTGAGTTACATCGACGAACTTCTGAAAAGCGCACGGCTTGGCATCAACCAGTTCGGAAACGACCTGCTGCTAGGCACGAAGCCGATCAGAGACGCGGTGTACGACACCGGAAAAATGATCTACGACATGCCGGTGGGAGCGCTGACCACCGCGGGATCATTGCTCGGCGAGGGCATGGACTCACTGCGAGACGCCAGACTGCCGTCCCCGACGCGCGCGCTCATTGACTCTCAGGCCTCGTTTGCTCAGGCAGACCTGCCGAGCACCGGGCGCGAGTACGTGCGCGGCGCTATGGACGCCGTGCCGGGCTTTAGCCCGCTGATGGACAACTACGTGACGCCCGGCGTGATGAGAGGCGCTAACGCCGTCTGGAACGCCACCCCTAATCAACTCAAGGCGGGCGCTGCAGGCGTCGGCGCGCTTGGCCTGATGGGCCTAAACATGTTGGGCCCGTGGGCTCCCGAGGCCGAGTTCCTTACGCCCGAGCAGGCTTACCTGCAAAGCAAGGGCGTGTTGGGCGCGATGGGCGGGGGAAAGAAGCCGCCGCGCGGACCGGCCGTTGAGCCTCCCGCCCCGTTGGCCCCGCCTGAAAATCTTCCGCCTCCCGTGTCGGTGCAGCCGCCTCAGTCAACGGTCAAGGCTTACAAACTTTTCAATCAAGACAAAGACGGAAACCTTTGGCCGCTGTACATCAACCCGGATAACGCGCCGTTCCCGCAAGGCCAGTGGATAGACGCCAAGATGGGCGAGTCTCTGCCTAGCGGAAAGGTGAAGGCAGACGGCATGAGCGGCGGTCTGGCGATGCGGCCGGGGCTGCACGCGGGAGACACCCCCGCGGCTACGCATATCGGCGGCAGATTCGAGGGTGACACTTCCCCCGCGTACCGGTTGCCTAATCAGGTATGGGCAGAAGTTGAAATGCCAAGCGACGTGGATTGGCAGTCCATTGCCAACTCGCGCGCAAGAATTGGCAAGAACGGAGAGCCGGTAGCAAGCACGGCTCACATCACCGATCAACTGCCTGTCGGCGGTTTCTACCGCTACAAGACCAACCCAAACATGCAGGGCGATTGGCTGATCGGCGGCGGGATGAAGATCAATCGCGTATTGAGCAACGACGAGGTCGCTGCTCTCAACGCTCAGCGAGGCGTGAGCGACCTGCCTCGCATTGATGACCTTCTGCAGGCAGACCCATCTCTGTACGACAGGCTGCCAAAAAGCACGAAGAAACTCGTGTCTCGACCGGCACCGCAGGAAGCGGCTGCCATGAACGCAACGCAAGGCGCTGACGCGTCTCCCGCGGCTAACCCTAACTTGAACCTTCTGCTGTCCAATCCGACGGTAAAATTAGCCGACGCGAATTCCCCAGTGCCCACGTATTCTGGGGCGCTTAATGAATCGGGGACGATAACACCCGCGCAAGTTAACATCGGAATGGACGTCGGAACGCAAAAAGACGCCCTGACCGAAAAGCAAATCACCAAAGTTCTTCGATCTGTTGGGGTAGAGCCGCTTGACCCAGTGATCATGCCTTCTGATACCGAAAATACGTTCGTATCTCGGCTCAGTCGCCCACTAACTCAAGCAGAGGCTCATAAAGTTAGCGCTGCGCTAAATCAAGACGCTATCGCTCAAAAAGCGCCCGGCGCATCATGGTTGGCCGGACCTAAAGCGCACGAGTGGAACAACGGGGAATTCAATCCAGATTATTGGCGAGAACATCCGAATGGTTCCGAAACTCTTCCAATGCACGACCCCGTGGCGCAGATTCCCGGTTACCCGGAAATTGCCCCGCCGATGATCGGCTATGACGAAAAAAAGAAGCAAATCTACTGGGCTCGCGGTGAATCGGCCGACACAAAAGCATTTGAAAAAGCCAGAGATGCAGCACAGAAGGACATCAACGCCGGTAACTACACACCGATGTTTGACGTCAGCAAGCGCTATTACGCTGATCCGTCTAAGCATCCAACGACAGAAAGCACGATAATCGACGCTGCTGCAAAACAGCAAAAGACACGGGACAAATGGGACGCGGAAATCAACACTCCGAAGGCCCGTCAAAGCCTGCTCGACGCTTACAAGGTTGGGGTAACAAATCCCAAGAACGGCAAATGGTACGCGATGGGCCAACTTGCGGATCAGTACGAAAACGAACTCGGCGCAGAACTCGGCGCTAAAAGATTCAAAGAAGATTTCGCTGACGCTATGGCTGCGACTACTGGCGGAGCGGCCCCGACTGGAAACTTGCTTATGGGGCATTTCGGCAATTACGCGAAAGAACTTGGGATCCCGGCTCCGACTCGTGGTTATGCTGCGCCGGTTCCGATTGGAGGCCGCTATTTTGGCGGCAACATGGAACTTTACAACAAGGTCAATTCAGGTTCGCCTCTCACTGCGGCAGATCACCCGAAGCGTTTCAACTTTTCTCGAAATTTCCTTGGGGACCTCCGCGCTCCGACTATCGACGAGCAAATGACGCAGTTGATGACCCCGGGAAAAAACGATCCTCCTGCAGGTTCATACCCTTCGTACGAAATAACAGTAAACCAAGTGGCGAAAGAAATTGGAATTGAAAATCCAGCCGAACTTCAGGACATAGTGTGGGGCGGAAAGAAAGACGCCAAAGGAAACTACGAGCCGACGCCAATGATTCAAACTGTAAATGAAGCCATTGAGCGAACGGCACGTCTTACCGGAAAGACACCGCAACAGGTATTGAAGGATTTCATCCACCGCAAAGGACCGCTGTTCGGCTTCGGGTTGGCAGCGGTTGGCGGCGGCCTTCTCTCTCGGCCAGATAGCCAACAGGGACTCTAAATGTCAGCAGCGATCCTTGATGCCTTTCGCTCGTTTCGCGACGCGCGCTTGCTTCGCAAGCCGGTAGAGGTGGACGAGTACGCGCTTCGCAAGCAGCGAGAGCGCGGCGAGCAGGCAGATCGCCTTCTTGCTGACCCGCTGTTCGTCGAGGCGTTCGATACCGTCGAACGCGTGTACATGGACTCGTGGCGAGCGTCAGGACACGACGAGATTGAAAAGCGTGAACGCGCGTGGACCGCCGTTCAACTGCTTGCGGATTTGCGTGCGGCCATAACGAAGGTCGTGCGTGACGGAGCCGTCGCGGAGGACTCGCTCACGCGATTCCGCGCCCGGCAGTAGTAGTCCACGACTTGAGGTAATAAAATGATGTCGAACGGAAGCGATACCGGTAACGGGTCACCGACCGGTGCCTTTGATTCCGTGCAAGCCTTTGACAGCCTGTTCTTCCCCGAAGAGGACAAGAAGACAACGACTGGAGAGGCGAACCCCGATCCCGAGACCGACGAGGAATTGGAAGAGGGTGCAGAAGCCAACGAGGACGAGTCCTCTGAGGCTGAGTCTGACGAGAGCGAAGACCAAGACGAGGCGAAGTCTAACGATGACACCTACACCGTCCGCGTGGACGGCGAAGAGGTCAAGGTCAAGTTAGACGAACTTCTGAACGGCTACTCACGCACGTCTGACTACACGCGCAAGACGCAGGCCCTAGCCAACGAACGCAAGTCGTTCGAGCAGGAACTGAATCAAGTGCGGGCAGAGCGAGCGGAATACGGTCAGTACCTGAACCAGTTGCGTGGCTTAGTCACCAACCAGATGGGGCCTGAACCAAACTGGGAAGCGCTTAGACAGCAGGACCCTGTCAATTTCGCCGTGGCAAGGCAGGAGTGGTCGCTAAAGCAGGAGCAACTTGCGCGCGTAACGCAAGAACAGCAACGCGTGGCGACCATGATGCAGCAGGAGGCAGAGCAGAAAAAGGCTGCTCATCTCGCAGGACAGCGCCAGATGTTGCCGAAGATCGTCCCCGAGTGGAGCGACCCAAGCACGGCAGCGGCGGACCGCGAGAAGATCGTTAAGGCGATGACGTCCGTCGGGTACAGGCCCGAGGAACTTCAGATCTACGACGCCCGAGCGATGGCCCTGCTGCGGAAAGCGGCCTTGTACGACGAGATCATGGCGGGTAAGCCGGTGATGGAAAAGAAGGTGCAGGCGGCAAAAGTCGCTCAGCCCGGCCGACCATCCAAGCCTAAGAGCGATGCCCGACGCGCGCTTGATCGTCTGAGCCAGTCGGGCCGCATCACTGACGCTGCGGCCTTGTTTGAATCCATTTTGTAAGAGGAAATTGCAATGGCTGAACTTAGTAGCACCTTCGACACATACAACGCGAAGGGTATTCGTGAAAATCTGAGCGACATCATCTACCGGATCTCCCCGGAAGAGACGCCGTTCATCTCCAACATCGGCAAGGAAGACCTGCAGAACACGTACTTCGAGTGGCAGAACGACTCGCTCGCTTCGGCGGCGACGAACTCGGCGCTTGAAGGCGATGACATTGCCTCCTTCCCGTCGGTCACCGCTACGCAGCGTCTTGGCAACTATGCCCAGATCTCGCGCAAGTTGGTGCTCGTCTCGGGCACGTTGGACACCGTCAAGAAAGCGGGCCGCAAGTCTGAACTCGCGTACCAGACCTCCCTCCGCGCTGCTGAATTGAAGCGCGACATGGAGTTCATCGCGACCCAGAACCAAGCCGCCGTCGCGGGTAACTCGACCACCGCCCGCCTCACGGCAGGCTTGGAGTCGTTCCTCCGCACGAACACGTCGGTCGGCGCTACTGGCTCCAACGCGACGCTTTCTGGCACGACGCAGGGCTACCCAAGCACCGCCCGTACGGACGGCACGCAGCGCGCCTTCTCGGAAACGATCCTGAAGAGCGTGATGGCGGCTGTCTACACGAGCGGCGGCAAGCCGTCCTACCTGATGGTGGGCGTGACTCAGAAGCAGAACGTCAGCGCGTTCGCCGGTATCGCCGTTAACCGCTTCCAGATCACCAAGCCTGAGATGGGCGCGGTGATCGGCGCGGTCGACGTGTACGTGAGCGACTACGGCAATCTCCAGATTGTCCCAAATCGCTTTCAGCGCAACCGTACGGCGTTCTTCATTCAGCCTGAGTACTGCTCGGTTGGATTCCTCCGTCCGTTCACGATGGAGACCCTCGCCAAGACCGGCGACGCTGAAAAGCGCCTGCTGCTCTGCGAGTGGGGCCTGAAGGTGAAGCACGAGGCCGCGCACGGCGCTGCCTACGACCTGACCTAATGGGTCTGGCGGGGGTTGGCCCTAGCGGTCAGCCTCCGCCTTTTTTTGGAGAGGTAGATGTCAAGTTCCGCGCGTCTGTTCTCACACGACCCTGAGACGGGTATCAAGAAGTGGTTTCGTTATCACGAGTCCTCTTCTGGCAACGAAAGCGAAGACTCGTTTTCGATTGAGACCACGCAGGACGTGACGTCTATCGTTGAAAGCACGAAGGCGTCGTTCAACTCGACCGACGAGCGTGCAAAGTGGGGCGAGGGCCAGTACGTGGCGTCGATCCCGATCTCTATCTGGCAGGACCTCAAGAAGAAGGGCATTGCAGACAACGAGAAACTATTCAAGGCGTGGCTGAATGATCGCGATAACCGCGTCTTCCGCACGCGCCCGGGCCGCGTCTAATGGCCCTGAATAACTACACGGCCCTGCAGGCGTCGGTCGCTGACTGGCTTAACCGGTCAGACCTCACGTCGCAGATCCCTGATTTCATTCTGTTGGCGGAGACGCAACTCAACCGCCAACTTCGCGTGAGAGACATGCTCTCGCGCCAGTACACCACGGCGAGCAGCCAATACGTTGCGCTGCCGACCGACTACAGCGGCATCAAGTCGATCCAGTTGAACACGAACCCGGTAACGCGCCTCGATTACGCGCCTCCCGAGTCAATGGCAGACAGGCTTAACGATCATTCGACCGGCAAGCCTCAGATCTACACCATCGTGAACAACCAGATCGAACTGGCTCCCGCGCCTGACGCGTCGTACGAGATGGAGATCGTCTACTGGCAGCGGATCCCTTCGCTTGCCTCGAACTCCACGAACTGGCTGCTCACAAAGCACCCGGACGTTTACCTGTACGGGACTCTTTTGCAGGCCGCGCCTTACCTTCGGGACGATGACCGCATCGCCGTATGGCAGGGCCTGCAGAACGCCGCGCTGAACGACATCAACGTAGATAACGAAAGGGCGGAGCGCTCAGGCCAACCGCTCAAGACTCGCATCAGACCATTCTGAGGGACCCATGACTGAAGAGACCCCGATGATTTGGACAACGAAAGGAAACCTACCCATTGCCTCGCTGACTTATCAGACGGCGTGGGATGTCAACCCAGAGTACGTGAAGTTTATGGAACGGTACGTCACTCAGGACGGAGAGGTGGTGAAAGAGTCCGCCCACGTTTATTCACTCCAAGGCGTCTCTGGCGATGGCGTCGCTAACATTTCGTAATTCTTAAGAGGATCAGGCAATGGCAAATACTCAGGCAATGTGTTCTTCGTTCAAGAGCGAGTTGATGCTTGGCATCCACTGCCTTGGCGCGGCAACTCTCGGTACCGCTCGCGGCGCTACGACGTCGATCACGGCAGACACGGTAAAGGCCGCGCTCTACTTGACCACGGCAACCGTAAACGCGGCCACCACCGCGTACTCTGCGACCAACGAAGTCAGCGGCACCAACTACACCGCGGGCGGGGCCACCGTCACGAACGCCACCGCGCCCTCGACGTCAGGAACGGCGGCGATCTGGACGCCGAGCGCTTCGATCTCGTGGACCACGGTTACGCTGTCCACCGCGTTTGATTGCGTGTTGTTGTACAACTCGTCGCAGTCGAACCGCGCGATCAGCGCCCACACCTTCGGCGCGCAGACGGTTACGGCCGGTAACTTCTCGCTGACGATGCCGACCAACGCCGTGGGTACCGCCCTGCTTCAGATCTCGTAAGGGGTAGCGTATGAGTATGCAGACGTGGCAAGAGACCATCGTCGCTGCTCAGGTCGCGGGCTCTGCGCTGTCGAACTCCACGACGGCGACGAGCCTGCTTCCCACGCACGCGAAGATCGTACTTCCCTCGAACTTCTTTAACGCGGCAGGCAAGGCCCTGCGCGTAAAGATCGCGGGCCAGATCAGTAACATCGTCACGACGCCCGGCACGCTGACGCTCGACTTCCGTCTTGGGTCGGTGGTGGCGTTCAACGGCGGCGCGATGCAGTTGAGCAGCACCGCCCACACGACGGTGCCGTTCATCGCGGAGATCTTGCTGACCTGCAGGAGCGTGGGCTCAGGCACGTCGGCGACGCTGATGGGGCAGGGCGCTATCACGTCGCAGGCACTTTCGCTTACAGCCGTGGCGGATAGCACCACGACGCCCGCGACGCTGCTCTTGCCAAACACCACGCCCGCGGCGGGAACTGGCTTTGACAGCACGGCATCGCAGCAGATTGACGTGTTTGGCACGTTCTCGATTGCTAACGCCGGTAACGCGATCACGATTCAGCAGTTCATTGTCGAGTCGCTGAACTGATCAAGGGCGGGCTGCTGACCGTGGCCCGCCATTCTTTAAGCCGAGGTTGACCTGTGGCGACGATTACCCGCACGTACAACTCAGGCACCAGTCTCACAGAGACCGTACCGGCGGGCGCGACAAGCGTCACCATCCAAGGTTGGGCAGGCGGCGGCTCAGGCGCGTGCAGCGGCAGCGGCGCGTCTACGCTTGGCGCGGGCGGCGGCGGCGGATCCTACTTTTCAAAGACCGTAGCCGTCACCGGCGGCAACACGTTTACCTACTCTGTGGGCCAAGGCGGCGGCGGCGTCACTGCGGGCTCCGTCGTAACGGCAGGCAACGTCGGGCAGGGAACCTCCGTCAGCGGGACCCCGTCGGGCGGCGCAATATCATGCAGCGCTAACGGCGGATCGCCCGGAACTACCCTCACCGCGTTCGGCGCGGGCGGCGCTGCAGGCACGGGCGGCGACGTTAACACCGCAGGCTTGCCCGGCACGGCAGGCGGATCTGCGCCCGCGAGCGGTCTCGGCAACGGCGGCGCTTCTCCTAACGGCGGCGCGGCGGCCGATTATTTTGGCGGCGGTTCCACGGCGTCTGCAGGCAACGCCCCCGGCGGCGGCTCGACAGGCGCGATAGGAAACATCGACGGGTTTTCGTTGGCGGGCGGCGCGGGCCGACTCATTTTCACCTACACCGTTGCGGACTCCGCGGGCGTCGCCTCCACGCCTATCCACCCGGGCCGCGGCATCACGCGCGTCGCGCGTCACAACTCGACCAAGTTCTCGGCCAACACGCCCGCCATCGCGCTGTACCAGAACGCGGGGTCAGGCTCGGTTGGCACCGCGCTAGCCGCCATCGCGCTAGCCATCAGTCAGGCGCTGTCGACCGGCGCGCCGGGCTCGATGTCGGCCAACCAGTCTGCGCCGATCACGCAGGCCGCCGCGTCGGGCTCTGTTGGCACGATGGGCGCGTCGACGTCTGTCGCGCTGACGGGCAACGCGGCCACGTCATCCGTTGGCTCGATGACCGCGTCGGCGCCGGGCGGTGCCACGCTATCAAACGTCACCGGCACAAGCGCCGTAGGCTCCGTTAAGGCGGCATCTACCGTCGCGCTGAGTCAGGTATTGGGCTCTGGCGCTGTAGGCTCCCTCACATACTCTCAGCCGGTCACCGGCGTCTCCGCGTCGAGCGCCGTTGGGTCCGCCGCGGTGTCCGCGTTGGTTCCTCTTACGCAGGTATCAGGCTCTGGCGTCATCGGCTCCGTGTCTGAATCGGATGCGCGCGGCCTAACTCAGAACGCAGCGTCTGGCGCTGTCGGCTCCGTGGCCGTGGCCGTATCTGCGGCGCTGACTCAGGCGTCTGGCTCTGGGTCTGTCGGTACCGTCACGACGCTTACAGGCTTTGGCGCGGCGCTTACTCAGGCGTCAGGATCTGGCTCCGTTGGGTCGGTAAAGGCGGCCTTCTCGCCAACGGTCTCGAACACGTCCATCTCGACCGTCTCCGCAACGGGATCAAGCACGGCCCCCTCGCGCACGGTTCAGGCGAAGGTCGAGGCGTGGGGGCCGGGCGGCGGCGGGTCGCGAGACGTCGCGGGCGGCAACGGCAGCGGCGGCGGTTCTGGCGCGTACACCACGATCACCACGCCCGCCGCGAGCGGCGACGTCTACACGATCACGGTAGGCACTGGCGGCGCGGGGCGCACCGGGCTTGACGGCAACGGATCGCCGGGCTCTGGCCCAACCACGGTAACTGCCACGCCGACAGGCTATGTCTCGATCAGCCTCAGCGCGGGCGCGGGTGACGGCGGTATCAAGGCCGGTACAGACCCAACCCCGTCCACGGCGTCTGGCGGCTTCGTCAACACTTCCGGTAACACGCCCGGAGCAAACACCTCGACCGGCCCCGGGGCGCCCAACGGCGGCGGCGACGTCACCACGGCGGGGGCCTCTGGATCCAACCCGGGCGGCGGCGGCGCGTCTTGGCAAAGCGCATCCGCGGGCAGCGGCGGCAACGGCTCGAATGGTCAGGTCAAGGTCACCTACACGCTTGATAACGGCTCTCTGACGAGCGTGACCGGGACGGGCTCTGTCGGCTCTGTCGGGACCGCCGTGTCCTTCCCGGTAACGCAAGCGTCAGCAACCGGCTCTGCGGGCTCGACGGCAGCGTCTACCGCGGCGGCCCTCACTCAGGTTAGCGGCTCAGGCTCCGTCGGGTCCTTATCGTTTGCTCGCTCGGTCACCGGCAACATCGCGACCGCGTCTGTAGGCACCGCGTCAGCGCTGTTGTCTCAAGCCGTCACGGGAGTCGTCTCGACAGGCTCGGTCGGCTCCGTCGCGGGCTCTCTTAGCGCGCCGCTGACTCAATCTGCCGCGTCTGGGTCGGCAGGCTCAGCCACGGCAGCCCCGTCCGTCGCTCTGACTCAGGTCGCGGGGTCTGGTTCTGTAGGCTCGGTTAACTACTCGGTGCCGGTCACCGGCGTGTCTGGTACCGGCTCGGTTGGTAACGCAACCGCAGGCTGCTCGGTCGGCATCGCTCAGGTATCTGCCGCCGCCTCCGTGGGCTCTGTCTCGGCGTCGCCAACCGCAGCGCTTACTCAGGCATCAGGCGCGGGGTCCGTTGGCTCAGTAAGCGCGGCGCGACCGATTACTCAGGCGTCTGCTTCGGGCTCTGTCGGGTCCGTAACTGCAGGACAGTCAGTAAGCCAAGTCTCGGCGTCAGGCTCCGTTGGATCGCTTGGCCTGACGGCGGCGGTCCCGCTGACGCAGGCCCCGTCCACCGGATCCGTCGGGTCTGTCGGCGCGACATCTGCAGGGGCGGCTAGCATTTCGCAGGCGGCAGGGGCCGGGTCTGCCGGGTCGGTCTCGCCTTCCTCTACGTTGTCGGCATCTCAGGCCGCTGCCACGGCCTCCGTGGGCCTCGCCGTCGGCTTAACGCAGCCTGCTCTGACTCAGGCCGCGGGCTCTGGCTCCGTCGGCTCTGTGACGCCGTCAGCGGCCTCTAACGCGGCGCTGTCTCAGGCGGCCGCGACAGGCGCTGTTGGCTCCGTGTCTGCCGTTGGCGCTTCGTCGCTTTCCCTCACGCAGGCAAGCGCCACGTCATCCGCGGGATCCGTGTCTGCCGTGCTGTCTGCGGCGCTGACCCAGCCTGCCGCCGTCGCGAGCGCCGGGCTCGTGACGCCGTCTGTCACGCTGCCTGTCACGCAAGCCTCCGCCTCTATCGCCGTCGGCGCGGTAACGGCTTTGAACTCACGCGCCATCTCGCAGGTCGCGGCAAGCGGCTCTGTCGGCGTCATCAGTTTCTACAGTAACAACGTGTTCGTGCCGCTGACGGGCGTCATCTCGACAGGCTCCGTTGGCGGCGTAGGGTTCTGGATCGAGAGGCCTGCAGGCACGTCGACGTGGACCCCGCGATCAGCCGCCACCGGCACGTGGCTGACGCGCTCGGATGCGGCTAATTCTTGGACCGCCCGCGCTGACTCTGTGACGTCGTGGACAGCAAGGGCGACTTCATCAGACACGTGGACGCCTCGGTAAATAAATAACGTGCATTTTCTTTGAAAATAAGTAACGTAATACTTACCGGCTTATGCCTTCATTCGGACAGAGTATGGCGAACCGTCACCTGATAATACCGGACACCCAAGTGAAGCCCGGCGTCCCGCTAGATCATTTTGACTGGGCAGCGAAGGCGATCATCGAGTACCGGCCGACTCACGTAATCCACCTTGGCGATCATTGGGACATGCACTCGCTGTCCAAGCACGCGGAGCCCGGCAGCCTTGAGATGGAGGGGCTCAGGTACTCGGCCGACGTGGACGCAGGAAACGAGGCCTTTGCGCGTCTTGTTCACCCGCTAAAAAAATACAAGTTCTGGTCGCGCGTGAGGAAACATTACCTTTTCGGCAACCATGAGTATCGAATATCACGCGCCACGAGCGACGCGCCGAAACTAATCGGCACGATGAGTCTTGACCATCTAGAGACGCCGGGCTTTCAGCGCCACGATTTTTTGCACGTGGTCAACATTGATGACGTGGCCTACAGCCATTACTACGCCAACCCGCTCAACGGCAGGCCGATGGGCGGATCTGCGCGCGCGCTGTTGCCGAAGTTATCGACATCGTTCGTGCAGGGGCATCGTCAAGGGCTTGACTACGGCTCTTACTTCACCCCGACCGGGCGGTCTTTGCACGGCCTAATAGCGGGCTCTTACTACCAACACTCTGAGGGATACATGGGCCCGCAGGCGGATCCTCATCACTGGCGCGGTCTGGTGGTCTTGAATGGCGTCGAGCGCGGGGATTTTGACCTTATGCCGCTTCGGCTCTCTTACCTGAAAACAAAATACGGAAGGAAACACTGATGGAACAGGTTTTTCTAAAGACGATGAACAACGTCCTCGCATACGAGGGCGGCTTCAGCATCGACCCGGACGATGGCGGTAACTGGACCGGAGGCAAGTCTGGCCTCGGAGAGTTGCTTGGCACCAAGTGGGGAATCAGCGCGGCCTCGTATCCCACGCTCGACATCAAGTCGATCAGCCGCGAGCAGGCCATTTCGATCTACTACCGGGACTTTTGGGACGGTAAAATGATGTCAAACCTCCCGCCACAGGTAGCGGCGTGTGTCTTAGACGCAAGCATCAACATGGGGCACGGGACGGCCGTCAAACTTCTGCAATCCGTGGTTGGAACAGAGCAGGACGGCGTAATCGGGCCACACACGGTCGCTGCGTGTTCGCAGAGAGATCAAGACGAACTTGTCCCAGAGTATCTGGCGGCGCGCGGCGTGTACTACGCGGGCCTGAAGAACTTCAGCAAGTTCGGAAAGGGGTGGATGACCCGCCTGTTTAAGCAGTCCAGAGACGTCTTGCGATAACCACGGAGGCCACGGATGGCCGCTCTTAACCTCAAGCCTATAGCCACCGCCATCGCGGGATTCGCGCCGACGCTCGCCGCCATGCTTGGCGGGCCGTTGGCGGGCGCTGCCGTGGGCGCTCTTGAGGGGGCGCTCGGGCTGCAGTCTGGTGCCGGTGCAGACGGGATCACCGAGGTGACCCAAGCGGGGCTCACGCCAGACACCATCGCGAAGGTAAGGCAAGCCGATCAGGCGCACGCCGAGAAAATGCGCGAACTCGACATTAGTGTCGAATCTCTGAATTGTGCCCACGAGGAAGCGTTCGCGAAGGTGGACGCGGATGACCGCAAGAGCGCGCGAGAGCGCGAGGTGAGCGTCAAAGACGCCACGCCTAGCCTGCTTGCGTTTGGCGTCACGCTCGGGTTCTTCGGCACGCTCGGTTTCATGCTCGTGGTCGGAAAACCTGCCACCGGCGGAGACGCGTTGCTCGTGATGCTTGGCGCGCTTGGTGGCGCGTGGGCAAGCGTGATCTCGTACTACTTCGGCAGCAGCGCGAGCAGCAAGGGCAAGGATCAATTGCTCTACCAGTCGACGCCGGTGAAAGCGTAATGCCTTACTTACCGGTAGACCCGCAAGACGGCGTGTTCAAGAACTCAACGCGCTATCAGGCCGAGGGGCGTTGGTACGACTGCAACTGGATGCGGTGGACGGACGGATCGCCTCGCCCGGTTGGCGGGTGGGCTCGGGCCGGGTCTGCGCTGACAGGCAAGGCCCGCAAGATGATCTCGTGGCGCTCAAATGCCAACGCGGCCTACTCGGTAATCGGCACGTCATCGAAACTCTACGTCAGCAACGACATGGTGACCTTCAACGACATCACGCCAACCGGCTTTACGGCAGGCGTTGATAGCGCGTCAGGCACCACTCCCGCCACCACGTGGACGATGGACAACTGGGGCGAGAACTTTATCGGCTGCTCGCGAGCCGACGGAAAGATCTACCAGTGGGCACCTCCCACGGTATCTACGCTCGCGACCGTGGCGTCAGTGAACGCGCCGGTCAACAACCGCGCGGTGCTCGTTACGGAGCAGCGTCACCTGATGGCGCTTGGCGCTAACGGCGACCCTCGCTCGATCAAGTGGTCTGACAAGGAAGACCTGACCAACTGGACGGCGTCCGACACGAACGAGGCGGGCGGATTCCCGCTCGTGACCAACGGCGAGATCATGTGCGGCGTGAAGACGCGCGGCCAGATTCTGGTCCTCACGTCCACCGACGCCCACGTGATCAACTACATCGGTCAGCCCTACATTTTCGGCCGAGACAAGGTAGGCATTGATTGCGCCCCCTGCGGCGCGGGTGCCGTGCAGCCCACCGTCGGGTTTGCCGTGTGGATGGGCCCGAAGCGCTTCTTCATCTACGAGGGCTCCACCGTCGAGCCTCTGCCGTGCGACGTCGCGGACAACGTGTTTAACAACCTAAATACGGCGCAGATGAGCAAGGTGGTCAGCGGCCACTGCGGAGAGTTCGGCGAGATCTGGTGGTTCTACCCAAGCGCGGGATCATCCGAAAACGATATGTACGCGGTCTGGAACTACCGAGAAAAGATCTGGTACTCAGGCTCGCTTGCTCGCACGTGTTGGTCTGACGTTGGGGCGTGGCCCGACCCGTACGCGGTAGGTGCAGACAACTACGTGTACAAGCACGAGACAGGTTGGCTCGATAACGGCGCGACGCGCGTCGGTAACGTGTGGGCAGAGACCGGCGTCATTCAGTTAGGCAACGGCGATAACGTGATGAACGTCGTGGGCCTGATTCAAGACGAGGACGTCATCGGCTCGATCTCGATCAGTTTCAAGACACGCATGACGCCCGGCGGCACAGAAACGTCCTACGGCCCGTTCTTTGTTAAATCATCAGGCTACACCGACGCTCGATTTACCGGCAGGCAAGTCACGATGCGTATCGGTATCGCCACCGACGCAGAGTTGCGATTCGGAAAGATTCGCCTCGATGTCAGGCAGGCGGGCAAGCGATGAAGGTCAGGATCGCACGCCCGTCATACTGGTCACAGCGCGCCGCCAACGTGATGGCGTCTGAGATTGAGTTGGCGTTTGATAAGTTGCACAGCGAGGCGCTTGTCCCTGCTCACGGCCTGCCCGGTCAGGTGATCATCAAGAACTCTAACCGCAACTATGACTTCGGGTGGGCCTACTTTCCCAATCAGGTCGTGACGAGCCTTCCCGCGGCGGGAAACGCCGGGCGCACGGTGGTCCTCACGTCTGACTGGAAGATCTACCGCGACAACGGCACCGCGTGGATCCGCACGGTGGATGGCGCAGACGTGGTCGGCACGATGCAGAACACGGGCGGCTCGCTTCAGTTCGACGTGACAAACGGCCGCATCATTTTCAACAACGGCTCCTACATGAAGGTGAGCGGGATAGGCTTCGGCGCTAACTCTGACCTGCTTGAGTGGTTCGGCCCGACTCAATCGAACGTAAACCTTTGCAGCCGCGCGAACGCAATTTATTTTCTCGCCACGGACGGCGCTTCGTATTTTGGCGGGGCCACCGCGTCAGGGTCAGCGACGGGCACGCTTCACACGTTTACGAGCAGCGGCACAGAGACTCTTCCTGCAGGCAAGACGTCCGTCACCATTGAACTGTGGGGCGCTACAGGCTACGGCGCTCACGGGCCCAACCCAAACACCAACAGCGTGTCTGGCGGGGGCGGAGGCTCAGGCGGCTACGCTCGCTCGACGTTCTTGATTTCCGCTCTTGGCGGTGCAGGAAAGACGCTCACCGTGTCTCTTGCCACCGGCGCTAGCGGAACGAACTCGATAATCAGCGCAGGCACGGCGACAGGCTTCACCACCATGACCGCGCCTTGCGGAGGCAACGGCGTGATCGTGTCTGTGTCTACGGCGACAAAGGGCGGGCAGGGCGGCCTTGCGGGCGCGATTGGAAGCGGCGGAAACATCGTCAACAGCAAAGGAAACCCCGGCAACGAGGGCGACCCAACCGGCGCAAACGACGGCGGCTCTGCCGTGACCGGGTTGTATAGCGCAGGAAACGATGCGCCCGGCGGGAGCAACTCACCTACAACAAACGTGGCCGGTAAGTCTGGCTACGCGTCTTTCTACTACACCTAACCGAGCGGACAACATGGAAAAAGTAATCGGGTCGTTTTTTATTTTCTTGCTCGTCGCTGTTTTCTACGCGGTGGTGAAGATGCCTGACCACTCGATGGTCACGCCGAAACCGTCACCGCGCGTCCCGCCTCGCCCGCACGCGGGCGACTCTGACGGCCCTGATGTCCCATCAATGGCGAAGAAGTGACATGGCATCTCATTCAGAACATGTAGCAGACGTTGCCACCGGCGTGTCTTGGGGAGGTCTCGCGTTCTCTCACCTTGCTCAGGTTGATGAGATCGTGCGGTTCTTTTCTCTCGTGATCTCTTGCGTGTCTGGGTTGATAGCCATCGCCTACTACTGGAACCGGCTGAGGAGACTCTGATGCCTTGGGGAGACGGCGGACCTGCTGACATGCACTTCAACTACTCGGCATACACGCCCGAGCAGTGGAAGTACATCAACTGGATGGGCAACGGCGGGCCAAACGGCGGCTTCGACCCCAACGGCAACGAGTATCCTGACACGAGTTTCATGGCTCGGCTTGTCAGTACCGGGCTCGGCGTTGGGCTATCAATGGTGACTGGCGGAATGCTAGGCCCCGCGCTTGCAGGGCTCGGCTCTGTAGGCTCGGGAATCGTAAGCGGCGCTGTCGGGGGAGGCATCAATGGCCTTGTCCAGAATGGGGACTTCGGTTCGGGCGCGGCTAGTGGCGCGATTGGCGGCCTTACTGGCGGACTCACCAAGGGACTCGGAATCAATAGCGCCGTATCCAACGCCGTCGGCGGCGGAGAACTTGGAAAGATTCTCGGCAACGCCGCAACCGGAGCCATCGGCGGAGGAATCAAGTCAGCCTTAACCGGCGGCGACATCGGCAACGCGATGTTGGGCGGCGGGCTTGGGGGCGGTCTCTCCACGGCGTTTAGCGACGCCACCAACAGCATGGGCCTCGGTAAAGACATCGGATCCGCAATCGGCTCTGTAGCCACCGGGTCGGCGATGCAGGCTCTCGGATCGAACTTCAACTCAGGCGGGCCAAGCGCCATTAAACCAATCGCAAGGAACACGACAATGGCAAACTCTCCGCTCAGCAGCCCGTACCAAATCGGCGCTCAGTCACCCGGCCAAGGATTTAATGCTCAGGGCTACACCGCCCCGACGCTGCCGAGCCCGTACGCGGGCGTGTCGAACAACGCGCAGAACGGGATGGCGGACCCCAACGCCGCGCCGTCATCGAGCGGATCGTCGTGGCTTGATAGCGTGCTTGGACCCGCCGCCAATCTGTACGGAGCGTATACCGGGTACCGTGACGCGAAAAATCCACTTTACACATCATCTTCGACTACGACGCTGCCAAGTTGGATTCAAAACCAGTACAACACTGCTCTTAACGGCGTGAATCAAAACCCCTATCAGCCGTACAACTCTCCGATGGTCGCGGGCTTTAATAACGACCAGAACAACGCGTTCAACATGGTACGCAATAATGTCGGCGCTTATGGCACCGAGCAGGGCAATGTGGTGAACAACGCCAACGCTCTCTCTGGCGGCGTAAGCGCGGGCGACGTTAGCAACTGGATGAACCCGTATCAGAAGAGCGTCATCGACGCGACGATGGGCCAACTTGATCACGCCCACCAGATGGCGCTCGAAGGCGTGAATGACTCTGCCGAGAAGGCGGGCGCGTTCGGCGGAGATCGTCAGGCAGTCGAGAAGGGCGTCGCCGACTCAGGCTACCTGCGCGACGTGGCTTCTACGATGGCGGGTCTCAACAGCCAGAACTACGCGCAGGCCCTCGCGCAGGCAAACAACAACTTCTCCAACAAAATTACCGGCAACACCGCGTTGCAGGGAGCGATCAACAACGCGCGCGCTAACGCTCAGACCGATGCAAACAACTTGCTTACGAGCGGCAACATTCAGCAGTCAAACGCGCAATCTGCGCTCACTGCAAACTACAACGAGTTCTTGCGTCAGCAGCAGGCCGCGCAGACGCACATTCAGAACTTGTTGCAGTCGATGGGAATGCTGCCGCGTAACATCAACACGAACAACGCGTACGGCCCGCAGCAGGATCCTATACAGGGCGCAATCAACGGGATTACTCAGTCTCGCGGCGCTCAGGGCGCGGCAACTAACCCGGGCGTGCAGGGCGCTGCCAACGCGATACTCAGTGCGGGAGGCAACTTCCTGAAGAACGTGTTTGGCGGAGGTTCGGCTTACTCGAACGCTAGCCCGCTGAACTTTGCCAACGGCACGTACGGCCTGCCGTCTACCGGCTCATCGTCTGGCACTTCCATAGACAGCAACCCGTTCACGCAGAGCCCGGTAACTCAGCCGTGGAGCACGCAGAACGGATTCAGCCTGCCGGGCTTTGACCCTACGTTCAGTAACTACAGCCCGCCAAACACGCCGGTAGACACGAGCGCCTATTACCCGGGCGTCAGCGCGTACAACCCGGCGTATGACGCTAGCGCATCTAGCGCCTATTACCCGGGCGTCAGCGCGTACAGCCCTGCGTATGACGCTAACACTTACTCAGGCTTTGATCCTAATTCTTGGATGGGGATCTAACGATGGACCTGCTTCAAACGATGATGAACATTCCTCGCTCCGCGGGAGACCTGCTTGCGTCTCTCGCCGGGCAAGATCAGCAAGGCCCGCAGCCTACGCCGGGTAACCCCGCGGAGCAGATCCCGGGCGCTGATCAGGCGTGGGCGCGGCAGAAATATCAGCAGCAGTACCTTGCCGAGATGGATGAAGCCACGCGTCAGGGCCGCTCGTGGATGGCAGCGCCTAACATCGCCCGCGCTTCCGCTGACAACACTTACGCTTCTGCCCTGCAGAACTCCGCGCAGATTGTCGACGTGGCGCGTCAGGCGCGCGAGGCGGCTCAGGCGCGCGCCAACTACCCGCAGTTGCTTGAGCAGAGCGCGAAGGAACTCGGCCTGTCGCCCGCCCAGTACGCGACGCTCAAGGTGCTGCCGCCTGATCAGGGCATTCAGGAACTGAAAGACATCGCCAAACTGAAGTACCAGAACCGGCAGGACATCTTTTCGGCCACGCCTATCGGCGAGGGTCAGGTGCTTATCACGAATAAGCAAGACGGCACGTATCAGATTGTCAGCGGAGGCGGGCAGACAACGAAGGTAACTCCTCACGTGCTGCCAGACTCAACCATCGCGATGATCGACAAGAACGGCAATGTGGTGTCGCACGTTGATCCAAACGGCAAGGCAGTCACCACGTCTGGCGCTAAGCCTACGGCGGGCGTCGGGGCGATGACTCAGCCTGCCGCTGACTTGCTGTCTTCCCAGTTGCACTCAGGCGACGTGAACGGCTTGTTCTCTACGACGGACGCTCAGGGCAACACGGTTGACCTGCTTGCTCCACCGGCAGAATTCAAGGCAGTCCCGGCGCGCACGTTGGCTACGCTGAAAAACGCTTTCGCTAACGAGCCGGTTATCAAGGATCTTAAGGTCAGGGCCAACGAACACGCCAACATCGTGGCAAACATCAACTCCCCAGACTCGGGCCCTATGGACCGGGCGCAAAAGGACCTTTCGCTTGCGTACATGTTCTTGCACATGCTCAACCCCGGGGTGAGCGTGAAGGAAGGCGAGGTTGACATGCTCAAGCAAGCAAACCCTGCCTTCGCTCGGTTGGGTATCAACATCACTAAGTTGATCAACGGCCAGTCGCTTACGCCAGAGCAGAGACAGTCGATCCTTCGCGAGTCTGGAGTGATGGCGCACGGAACGATCAAACTTGCTCGCAACCTGATCGGGCAGACCGCGGCTCAGGCGCGCTCGATGGGCATCCACCCGGGACAGATCGTCAGCGACCCGACGGCGGGCATGGACTTCGGCGACGAGACCGGCGGCTTGCGCTCTCCATCATCTGGCGATCATCACGGACCAGATGATCGCGCGGCGGCCGCCGCCGCGCTTGCCACACGCGGGATCAAAGTACAGGGTCAACAGTAATGCCAATAGCAAAAGAAGTCCTCGACAGCCTGTCCAACTCTGACCTCAAGGCCTACGCCGAGGGACGAGACTCTGAGATCAGTAACGAGGGCCTCACGGCTCTCAGTTACAACATCCCGGTGGACCACTCGCTTGCTGCCAAGGCCGCGGGGGCGCAGGCCGCGCTGATGCAGGGCATGTCGCTTAACTTCGGCGACGAGATGAACGGCGGCATGCACGCGATAGGATTGAAGTTGACGGGCGACCCGCGCAGCCTGTCGGACCTCTACCGCGAGGGGCGCAATCGCTATAACTACGACCTTCAGCAATTCAGAAACGCTCACCCGGTCCTGTCCGCGGGCGCTACTACCGTCGGCGGGTTGATCCCTGCCGCCATGACTATGGGGGCGTCAGCGCCCGCCACCGCCGCGCCCGCCGTCACGCAAAGCATCCCGCGGATGATTGGTACCGGGGCGACGGTCGGGGCGGGCTACGGGGCCGTGGCAGGCGCGGGTGACGCAGACGGCTCGCTCGGAGACCGGCTGAAAGGCGCGGGTAACGGGGCGATAATTGGCGGCATGTTCGGCGGGGCGATACCGCCCGCGCTGCTCGCCGGTTCGGCGGGCGCTAGCGCCTTCGCCCGCACGGGTGCGGGGCAGGCCCTGTGGCGCTCTGTAGGCCGCGTGCTGCCCGGCAATGCCATGATGGCGGGTCAGGGCGCTGAGGCCGCCGTAGGGGCTCCTGCGCCGTTCAGCGCGCAGGGTTGGGGCGGCGGCCGCGTGCTCAACGCGCTTGATGCTGATGGCACCTCGCCCGAGGCCCTGCTTAGCACGCTGAGGGGGTCGCAGGCGGCCAACGCGGGCCAACTCTCGATGGTCGACCTGCCTGCACTCACCGGCCAGTCAACCGGCGACGCGACGCGCCGACTGGGCCGGGCGATGTACACGGTCGGCGGGCGGCCCGCGTCGGAGATCTCGACGGCTCTGGAGAACCGGGCGCAGGGCCAGACTGACCGGATCGTCGGCGACTTGAACGGCGCGATGGGCGTGCCTCACGGCTCGACGGCGGTGGGCACGGCGGCCGAGTTGCGCTCTGCCCGTCA